CCGACTAATGCTGAGACTGACATTATAGATTTATGTGGGGGTTATTTATATCTTCTACAACTTGCAAAAGAACACGGACTATTCGATTCCGACGATCCCTTTAACCTATTTGAAAAAGAGACCCTACATTGATAGAAGTAAGCCGTTCCGACGTAGTGCAAGACTACTTAATGGAACTCAATCCCGAAACAAGATTTATTAAGTTACCTATAGACGGGTATCTTGACCTATTAAATGTAGTACCAAACACATCACAAACTGCACTTATCAATGCAATCAACAATCCTAAATATCGTTTCGTCTGCGCAGCAGTATCACGACGACAAGGAAAAACATATATTAGCAATATTATAGGACAATTAACCTGTCTAGTACCAGGATCACATGTGTTGCTTATGTCTCCCAACTACTCACTATCTCAGATATCATTTGACTTACAGAGAAATCTCATCAAGCACTTTGATTTAGAGGTAACACGAGATAACGCAAAAGACAAAGTTATTGAACTATCAAACGGTTCTACTATACGAATGGGTTCTATTAATCAGGTAGACTCAGTAGTTGGTAGAAGTTATGATCTTATTATATTCGACGAAGCAGCACTTACAGATGGTAGAGATGCTTTCAATGTTGCACTAAGACCTACACTTGATAAAGAAAACTCTAAAGCAATTTTTATATCTACTCCTCGTGGTAGAAATAATTATTTTGCAGAATTTTACTACAGAGGATGGTCAGAAGAGTTTCCAGAGTGGTGCAGTATAAAAGCAACATATCATGAAAATCCAAGAGTTTCAGAAGCAGATATTATTGAAGCCAGAAAGACAATGTCTCAGGCAGAGTTTAATCAAGAGTATATGGCAGACTTCAATGTCTTTGAAGGACAAGTCTGGGCATTTAATCACGAAGAATGTACTGCAGATCTTAAGGAACTAGACACTAGTCAAATGGATGTTTTCGGAGGATTAGATGTTGGATACAAAGATCCTACAGCATTTTGTGTTATCGCCTATGACTGGGATAAAGAGAAATACTACTTAGTTGACGAATATATGAATGCTGAACGTACTACAGAACAGCATGCTATAGAGATAAGAAAATTAATTGATAAATGGGATATTGATTGGATTTATATTGATTCTGCAGCACAACAAACAAGATACGACTTTGCACAAAATTATGATATCAGTACTATCAATGCAAAGAAATCAGTACTAGATGGAATCGGTCATGTTGCAGGAATTGTAGACAATGATGATCTTATTGTAGACCAAACTTGCAAACAAGCCCAGATGTCACTAGATCAATACCAGTGGGATCCAAACCCTAATTTAATGAAAGAAAAACCAAAACACAATATGTCATCCCACATGGCTGATGCTTTACGATATGCATTGTATACATTTGAAACTACAGCCACTACGTTTTAATAAGACCTGTAAAAAACAGTTCTTGACATATGATGTGACTTTTTGGTATAATTCTAATTAAGAGTAGAAATATGAAATTAAAAAGAGATTTAGTTAAATATGTACGAGATAAAGCTAAATCCAAATATAAGAAACAAAGTAGTTGTTATATTTGCGAAAGCAATATAGACTTAGATTTTCATCATTACTACGGACTGACCGAACTACTAGAAACTTGGTTGAAAACACAAAAATATACTATAGAGAATGAGCAAGACATACTAGCACTTCGAAAGTCCTTTATTGATGATAACTGGGAGAAAGTGTACGATTACACAGTAACCCTCTGCCACAACCATCATTTACGATTGCATTCGATTTATGGTAAAAGACCCAAATTGATCACAGCAGAGAAACAAAAACGTTGGGTCGAGAAACAGAGACAAAAATATGGCATGGTACGATAGATTATTAGGAAGAAGCGAAGAAAAGCTAAATCCTGCACAATACGTTATTTCTAGAAACGAGGGTCTAACAGTAGACTCACGCGAAGTAATAACAAACTATCGTAATGCATATGAACAACTAGAAATTGTCAACAGAGCAGTTAATATGATTGTTGATGATGTTTCTGAAATCCCTTTTGCAGTTGGGGACAAACTAATTGGCACGAATAGCATATTAAAAAATATTCGTAAATCAAAAGTTAAATTACTTTTAAATGTAGAACCAAATCCATTTCAGGATATTAGTGCTTTTAAAAGAAACTTAATTATTGATTTATTAATTGATGGCAACATATTTATATACTTTGATGGTACTCATATGTACCACTTGCCAGCAAACAAAGTTACAATTTATACTGATGATGTAAACTACATTGAAAAGTATAGTTATGATAACAGCATAGATTATTCTGTAAATGAAATAATACATATTAAAGAAAATAGTTTTAACTCAATTTATAGAGGAACACCAAGATTAAAACCAGCATTTAGAACTATGCAACTTCTTAGCAATATGAGAAGTTTTCAAGATACCTTCTTTAAAAATGGAGCAGTACCAGGGTTAGTACTTAAATCACCAAATACTCTTTCTGAAAAAATTAAAGAAAGAATGTTACAAGCATGGAGTATGAGGTATAACCCAACAACAGGAGGCAGACGCCCTCTTATACTTGACGGCGGACTAGAGGTAGATAACCTAACAAATGTTAACTTTAAAGAATTAGACTTTCAAAGTTCTATTACTGCAAACGAAAAAATCATATTAGAAGCTATGGGAATACCACCAATCTTATTAGACGGTGGTAATAACGCAAACATAAGACCCAATCACAGACTGTACTATCTTGAAACTGTCTTACCAATCGTAAGAAAGATGGGATATGCATTAGAACGATACTTTGGATTCTCACTATCTGAGGATGTAACAGGAATACCTGCTTTACAGCCCGAACTGAGAGACCAAGCAGCTTATTATGCAACACTTGTTAATACTGGAATTATAAGTCCAAATGAAGCAAGAGAAGCAATAGGCAAAGAACCTGTAGACGGATTTGACGATCCAAGAGTACCGCAAAATATTGCGGGTTCTGCCGTTAATCCTGAAGAGGGAGGTCGACCACCAGAGTCGTCACCAATAGAGGAAAACTAAAATTATGACAAAAGATATGATGGCTAAAGCATTATCCGATTTTTTCGTTAAAGAAGAAGTTGAAAAAATGGATTTACCAACCTACAAAAGTTATGGTGTGAAAGTACCTGTTAAAGATTATCTGCTTAGAAGAGCATTTGGATCTTGGAGCAGAGTATTATCAGCTATGAAGAAAAGACATCCAGTAGTTGTTGCTGTAGAAGCTCCAACACCTACTCCCGCTCCAGCCCCAAAGGCTAAGAAAAAAGCGGAGAAATAGCAATGGAAAAGATTTTTCACTGGACTAGCACTTTCAAATCACTAGGCGAAAACGAAGATGGTGGTGTAGATATTAAAGGATCTGCTAGTACTAATGCTCTCGATAGAGCGGGCGACATAATCGAGGCCGATGCTTGGACAAAAGGTGGATTGGAAAACTATAAAGGTAATCCAATTATTTTGTTCAATCATAACTACGACAAACCGATTGGTCGAGCAAAAGATTTAAAAGTTACAGACAATGGTTTAGAAATATCTGCAAAGATATCAAAAGCTGCTGGGGATGTAACACAATTAATTAAAGACGGTGTCCTTGGAGCTTTTTCTGTTGGTTTCAAAGTCAAGGACGCTGATGATATAAAATAAAGGACGCGGAGCTTTTTGAAGTTTCTGTAGTATCAATACCTTGCAACCAAGGGGCAACTTTTGGATTAAGCAAATCATTTGATTCTATGGAACAGTACAATAAGTACAAGCATACTTTTTATACGGCTAACTTAAACGATTCAGCAGATGCTGTTGAAATTGAGCAGCCAAGTACGGCGAAAGCCAAAGAAATGGAGACAAATATGTCAAAAGAAAAACAATCTCCTGAGAGCAACTCAGAGTTTAATCTTGAGTCATTTGCCGCTGAAGCTGCTGAAAAAGCAGTTGCACAGTATGCAATGAAACAAGCAGAACTTAAAGCTGCTGAACAGAAGGCTGCAGAAGAAGCTGCTCAAAAAGCATCTGATGAAGCTGAAGTTCAAAAAGCCTCCGAGGAAGCAAAACAGGAAGAGCAAAAAACTGTAATCCAAGCTGGATTAACAGGTGCTGAAAAATTAATGTCTGACGTTGAGTCAAGAGTGAAAGAAGACTACACTAACTTAGAAACTGTAGTTAAGTCACTTGAGTCACAACTCGCTGAGAAATCTGAAGAAATCATGAACATTCGTGAGTCTAAAAGACATTTCTCTGACAGACAAGGTAACAACTCCGATTGGAAAAAATCCTTCGAGCAAGACATTGCAGATGCTAAATTTGCAGGTCTAGCTACTGGTAGAGGATGGGAAAGTCCAATGGCGAAATCTTTAATGGAAAAAGTTAACCAAATGTCAGGTGTTGACGTTTCATCTGCTGATTTCGAACAAGTTGTTTCAACAAATATCGAAAGAGATATTCAAAATGAATTAGTCTTGGCTCCTCTATTTAGAGAAATTCCAATGACTTCTGCTAATATGATTATCCCAATCTTACCAGATGCAGGTTATGCTGAATTTACAGGTAACCAAGCTGCTTCAGGTTCTGCACCTCATGGTAACTTAGACCCACGAGGCGATGCTTATGATCCTGCAAACGGAGCTGGTATAGTTATGACTGAAAGAACTCTTTCAACTAAGAAACTTATTTCTCAGTCTTTCCTAGGAAATGAAACTGAAGAAGATGCAATCATGCCAATCTTACCTCTTATCAGAGAATCAATGGTAAGATCACACGCTAGAGGTATTGAAAATGCTATCCTAGCTGGTGATGATGCTGACGGTGCATACGGAACAAGTGGTGCGGCTTTTGAAGGACTCCTTCATTTAGCACGTAATGACAGTGATTTCACACAGTCAACTACTGCTTTTGCTTCTGATACTGTTACAGCTGCAGAACTTCTTTCAATGAGAAAAAACATGGGTAAATATGGTGTTAACCCATCTGACGTAGTTTATGTCGTTTCACAACGAACATATTTCGAACTACTAGAAGATGCAGAATTCCAAGATGCTAATTTAGTAGGCGATATGGCTACTAAACTAAGTGGTGAAATTGGTCAAGTATTCGGTTCAAGAGTACTATTATGTGACGAGTTCGCTACTCCAGCAGTATCTAAATTCGCAGCTATTGCTGTTAACCCTAGAAACTACGTATTACCAAGACTCAGAGGCGTAACCGTCGAGTCTGACTACCAAGTCGCAGAACAACGTAGAGTACTAGTTGCTTCACAAAGAATTGGCTTCACCGATCTAATCGATGGCGTTACTTCTAAATGGGGACACATGTACAAAGCTTCTTAATTTAAGCTTAGACAGGAT